CTACCCTACCCCGTCACGGGATGCGTGCAAGTACTGCCCAGCTAAGTTAGTATGCCCAGCCCTGCGCGAGAAGGCTTACGAGTTACCCCTAGCGCCTACCAAGGAACTCACCGAGAGCGAGATAGCTACTTGGCTGGAGCAGGGTGAGCTGGTGGAGGCGTTCTACGAGGAACTGAAGAAGGTGGCGACCAAGCGCCTGGAGGACGGCGCGGCAGTGCCAGGCTGGAACCTGGTTCCGAAACGCGCTATCCGCAAGTGGAAGGCAGACATCGACATCAGCGACTTGCCGATTGAGACTGCCAAGCTGTACAAGAGCGAGCCAATCACACCAGCGCAAGCTGAGAAATTACTGAGCAAAGATGACCGGCATCTGCTCGACGATTTGACAGAGAAGGTCTCAAGTGGACTGACTCTGGCAAAGATGTTGGAATCCTCCGACATCTAACTTTGGGCGCAAGCCCGTAACTATGGAAACTGAAATGCTAAATCTTTCAAACAACAACGGTAGTGGAAACAGCTACATCCGATTCGCACCCCAGGCTAACGCCTGGACGAACCGCGACGGTGAGGAAATCCAACTCAAAAAGGTGGTCATGGACCTGGACTCGGTGCAGACCGGCTGGCTGATGATTGCAGCAGGAATGCGTGACTGGCAGCCGGATGAGGTGCTGGGAGCTAAATCTCAATCGCCAGGCGAAGGCTACAAGCGCGGGTTTGTCGTGACTTTGTACTCGAAGGAACTCGGCCTGGTTGATTGGAGCGCTAACGCCTACGGTCCATGCAAGGGCTTTGAGAAGATTTACAACGAAGCTGACAAGGCTGCTAGTGACAACTTTGGCAAGCTGCCGGTCATCGAGTACGTTAATAGCACCGCTGAGAAGGTCGGCAAGGGCAACACGCGAGTTCCGAACTTCAAGCTAGTGTCGTGGGTAGCGCGTCCAGCTGGCATGAATGCGGAAGATGGCTTAGAGCAGTGGGCAGAGCCGGAGCCAGCGCCAGCGCCTGTCCGTAAGGCGGCCAAGCCAGCGCCTGCGCCCGTGATGGACGACGAAGAGTTTTTCTAACCAGTAGTCTGGTGGCCGGTGGGTTGATCTCCACCGGCTTTTTTTTCCTCTAAAAATAATGAAAGTGAGAATATGAATGAGCTGGCTTTATTCGCAGGCGCTGGTGGTGGAATACTTGGGGGAAAACTCCTCGGATGGCGCACCGTCTGCGCCGTTGAGTGGGAGCCATACCCAGCAAGCGTACTGTGCGCCCGACAAAATGACGGGCTTCTCAAAACTTTCCCGATATGGGATGACGTACAAACCTTTGACGGAAAGCCGTGGCGAGGAATTGTTGACGTTGTATCTGGAGGGTTTCCATGCCAAGACATCAGCGCAGCAGGAAAAGGCGCAGGAATTGACGGAGAGCGAAGCGGAATGTGGGGAGAAATGGCACGCATCATTCGCGAAGTACGACCCCGATTTGTCTTTGTGGAAAACTCCCCAATGCTCACTTCTCGGGGACTTGGACGAGTTCTCGGAGACTTGGCCGCAATGGGGTTTGATGCGAGATGGGGAGTGCTGGGAGCAGCGGACGTTGGAGCAAACCATCAGAGGGACAGAATCTGGATTGTCGGAAAAGCTACCTACGCCGCAAGCCACAGACCACAGGAGCAAGCCCACGAGTGCATCATGGAAAGCCAAGGGCGGGGTAAATTTCAGTTTGAGCAATCCAGACATTCAAGCGAAATGGCCCACTCCTCGGAGTTGTTCAGCAATGGCTGCAACCATAACAGACAAGGGGGATCGATTTCCGAACTTGGAAACAGTCATGGCGCGTATGGACAAAACAACAATTGGTGGAAAGTTGAACCCAACGTGGGTCGAGTGGCTGATGGGGTGGCCGCTAGAGTGGACAGACTTAAAGCCACTGGAAATGGACAAGTCCCATTGTGCGCTGCAACAGCGTGGCGAATTCTCTCACCAGGAGTCTAACAATGGACACTGAAACAATAGCCAAGGCCCTGGGCAACGCCAAGAAGGTGAACGGGAACTGGCTTGCGAGTTGCCCTGTAGCTGGCCACGGCCGCGGCAACGGGGACAAGAACCCGTCCCTATCCATCAAGGAAGACAATGGGAAGTATCTGTTCCATTGCCACGGCGGCTGCGACCAGCACTTGGTGTTTGACGCCGTCAGAGAACGCAACCTCTTGCCAGCACTCCAGCGCCAGGAGTACAGTCTCGCGCTAATCAAAGGTGAACTGATGACGATGCCGCAGTTAGAGCAGGAGTGGGAGTACAAGGATGAGTCGGGCGAAACCCTGTTCGTAAAGCGCCGGTTCAAGACTAACACCGAGAAGGGTAAGACGTACTCTTTGCACAAGGTGGATGCCGCTGGCAGACGCCAGGGCAGCATGACAGGGGCGCGGATAGTTCCCTACCGCCTGCCGGAACTTATCAACGCCAGGGAAGCAGGACGCGCCATCTATTTGGTGGAAGGCGAGAAGGCAGCGGATGCCCTGGTAAGCATAGGCGCTATTGCCACAACATCGCACGCCGGTGCTGGGCACTGGCCTGCTGAAATCACCCAATACTTTGCTGGCGCCGTAGTGATAGTGGTTCCCGACTGCGATGCGCCAGGTTGGAAGTACGCAACTCGCGTAGTGCAGGCTTTGCTGCCGGTAGCCAAGGCGATCCGAGTACTCGACTTCAACCTACCGGAACTCGGTGACGATGCCTATGAGTGGGTAGCGGACGGCGGTGACCGCACTAGGTTGGCAGAACTCGCCAAGGCGCTGCCCGTCATCACCAGCGTGGACCAGGTGGTGACGCCCAAGTGGATACAGCCTAGTTCTATCGAAGTTACCGTAGAACCCGATAACTTGGATATACCTGATATGGGTACGAACGTACCAATCCTAGTTCCACGTCAACTGCTTAAGATCGAATCCTGGGACGACATCGAGGACGAGCCAGTGGAGTGGCTGATTGAGAACGTGCTGCCGAAGAAGGCGTTTGCCGCGCTGTATGGGCCGCCAGGGTCCTACAAGTCATTCGTAGCCCTGGACATTGCCGAGGCGGTGGCAACGGGCAGGCCGTGGATGGGGCGGGAGGTGCAAGCTGCAGGCGCGGTCCTCTACATTGCCGGCGAGGGCTTCGGCGGCATCGGCGCAAGGATCAAGGCTTGCAAGCTGCACAACAAGACGCAAGCTGGAGCCGAGATATATGTTATCAGGGCCGCAATCAACATGAGGAGTAGCGCCGAGGACTTTGACTTGCTGGTGGCCTCGATCAAGGACCTGATGGAGAAGTCAGGCGTCCAGTTTGAACTGGTGCAGATTGACACGTTAGCCAGGGCGTTTGGCGGTGGCAACGAGAACAACAGCGAAGACATGGGAGCGTTCATCCACAACGCTGGACGGATACAGCGGATGCTGGGATGCGCCATGATGGTCCTACATCACTCGGGGAAAGATGCCACCAAGGGATTGCGGGGACATTCCAGCCTATTGGGAGCCGTGGACACCCAACTGGAACTCATGAAGGTTGACGCGCAACCAAACCCTGCAAGCCCGATAGCGGGGTCAGGCGTACTCACCATCAGTAAGCAGAAGGACGGCCAGGACGGGCTAAAGATAGGCTTTGAGATGGTGAAGGTGGAGATTAAAGCCAGCGCACTTGGCATCAGCGACGCGCAGATTAGCCTGGCCGTAAGAGCGAGTGACGAGGCGATGCAGCAGCAGGCGCAGGCTGATGCAGTGCAAAGACAAGAGAAACCACGCAAGCTGTACGGCAACCAGTTGGCTGCATTTGAGTCAATCCAGACGGCACTGGATGAGAACGGGCACATGACAAACGTCGGTGAGGAGCGCCACAAGACCGTGATGTTGGCTGAGTGGAGAGAGGCATTTGTGAAGCGCAAGGGCGACAGCAAGAGCATCTACACGGATTGGGATCGCGGTAAGAAGGCTATGTTTGACAAGGGGCTGGTGGGCTACCACAAGACATCAGCAGCGGAATACTGCTGGATCAAGCCGCGAGAAATAAAGAAGGACGAGCCGTATGTTTCACCGTTTTGAGGGTGCGTCTACGCAATTGCGTAGATTGCGTATAGGCAACTGCGTATGTACTTATGTTGTAAAAGTATACGCAAGATGGCTAAATCTATGCAATTGCGTATATACGCAAGTGTGTAGAAATAGGTAGAAATCTACGCAACTAGCAACACCTTGCTTAATGCAAGGTGTAGTTGCGTAGATGCTATCTGCTAGGTCTAGTGTTGTGTAGATGAGGAGTTGAGGATGGCAACGAAGAAATTGTTGGAGACTGACGTTTATCCGAGCGACCGTTTTAAAGTCTTTGAGCATTCGCTTATGGTTGAGATGGAGATGGCGAAGATGGAGCATGAAAGGGTTTACGGGATTGACCGAGTGATCGACCTGGTGGATGCCGAGTTCCGAAGAAAGGTCAACGCGCAGCGTGAACGCATTTGGGAGGCCAGCCAAGCGCGGGACGAGGAACGGTTAGAGAAGGCCATCAAGGGAATGATCGCGGCGTACAAGGCGCTCACCAGGTGGGCGACTGAGGCAGGCATAGAGCAGATGCCTAAAATCGACTGCATGGAACATCGGATGGCCGACGGGAGCTTGATGGTCATCGTCAGGGACAAACAGATGGCAACCTGGTATGACCAGTTCCACAAGCTGCCAGTCAATCGCTCGGTCTGGACACTCGAAGAACTGGAAGTGGTAATGAACAGTAAGACTCTTACTCAGGTAAGAGAGATCAAGGCGGCGATACCTGGAACGAGAATGATTCCTATTCAGCCTCAAGGTTCCAGCGGGTTCGAGGACATGGAGAACGACATCGACATCAGCAAACCGTTCAAGGGCGGCAAGATGTTTGACACAGTGGCAGCAGAAAGGGATAAGAATGAACGCAGGAAGTGATTTGCAGCATCAGGTGATATGCAGGGTGCTTGCGCCAGCTAAACGCGCTTGGAGGGCTTTGTAATGCCTGGGAATCCGAAAGTGAGAGCCGATATCGCGCTGCTAGAGGACTTGGACGCGGAACTTGTCCTGTCGATGTTTGAGGAGGGGCGCAGCAAGGCAGACATATGCCGCGGCCTGGGAATCGGACGGCGTGCGCTCGATCGGTGGATAGATGAGAATGATTATCATTCTATAATTACACGCGCGCGGGTGGAAGCTGCCTCGCATCTTGCTTGCGAGACGCTCACCATCGCGGACGGCATGGACGTCGACAACGCGCAGCGCGACGTGCAGCGCATCCGGACGCGTCAGTGGCTGGCCGAGAGGTGGGACCGCAAGACGTACGGCACTGACAAGGCGCAATCGGTGAACATCAGCATCCAAGGTTTACGCATGGAGGCTCTGCGCCACGTCGAAGTGGTTGAGGAGTTATCCACAGACCGGATGCAAAAGATATCCACAGAACAGGTGCAACTGCCCAACGATTAGGCAGAATCACGCATAAACAGCACTTTTAGGTTCACATAATGGACACTGTATCTATTGCGTTATTTGTATATTGTCCGCGTTATCGGGACAATGTTCAATGGAATCAACGGGTTACGCGCACCATGCCGCATCACCATAGGCAGAGCAGCCCGTGCTGAGTTGTCCACAGGCTGGCGTCCTGCCGACGGACCGCGCCGACCCCCCCCGTGGGGCGCGTGGCGGCGGGGCGGTAGTGGCAGCACCCAAACACCTACCGAACCCACTGTTCCCCTGACCCCCTACCCACCCACCTGGTAACGCCCTATGTCTTCCAAAAAAAATTCTGAGAATTCCGAGAACCCGTTTATCGAGTTCGCCCTGCGCTACCGGAACGACCCAGTGCTGTTTGTCAAGGAGGTGCTGAACACCGAGCCGGATGTCTGGCAAGTAGAGTTCCTGAATCACATCGCGGCTGGAAACCGACGCATTAGCGTACGCTCCGGCCACGGCGTAGGCAAGTCAACCGCCAGCGCCTGGGCGATGCTCTGGTATCTGTTCCTGCGTTTCCCTGTCAAGATTGTGGTTACAGCGCCAACGTCAAGCCAGCTTTACGACGCCCTGTTCGCGGAACTGAAGCGGTGGGTTAAGCAGCTACCGCCCATGCTGCAGGACCAGTTGGACGTGAAGCAGGACAGGGTTGAGGTGAAGGAAGCGCCCAACGAGGCGTTCATCTCGGCCAGGACATCACGAGCAGAGCAGCCCGAAGCACTGCAAGGCGTCCACAGCGACAACGTCATGCTAGTGGCCGACGAGGCGTCCGGTATCCCCGAGGCGGTGTTCGAGGCCGCTGCCGGTTCAATGTCCGGACACAAGGCGGTCACCCTGCTGCTGGGTAATCCGGTGCGCTCCACGGGTTTCTTCTACGACACCCACAACCGGCTCAAGGATGACTGGATCACCATGAAGGTGAGTTGCTCCGACTCGCCCCGCGTCTCAGAGGCGTACCTCGGAGAGATGGCGGCGCGTTACGGCGAGGAGTCCAACGCCTACCGGATCCGCGTACTGGGCGAGTTCCCCAGGTCAGATGACGATACTGTCATCCCGATGGAGCTACTGGAGATGGCGCAGCAGCGAGACGTTGAGCCGAGCCAGTCAGCGCCGATGGTCTGGGGTCTGGACGTTGCCAGGTTTGGGTCGGACCGGTCGGCACTCTGCAAGCGCAAGGGGAACGCCGTGACCGAGCCAATCAAGACCTGGAAGAACTTGGACCTGATGCAACTCACCGGCGCGGTGGTATCCGAGTACGAGGCACTGCCGCCATCCGAGAGGCCAGTAGAGATCCTGGTGGACAGCATCGGTCTGGGCGCCGGAGTGGTTGACCGGCTGCGGGAGCTGAATCTGCCTTGTCGCGGCATCAACGTCTCCGAGAGTCCAGCGATGGGCGCGACCTATCGGAATCTGAAGGCCGAGTTGTGGCACAAGGCTAAAGCCTGGCTCGAAGGGCGTGACTGCAAGATGCCCAAAGATGAGGCGCTGGTGGCAGAACTGGCAATCGTGCGGTATTCGTTCACGTCCAGCGGAAAGATTCAGATTGAGGGCAAGGACGAGATCCGAAAGCGCGGTTTCCCGAGTCCGGACCGCGCCGACGCCTTTTGCCTGACGTTTGCCAGCGACGCGGTGATAGGTGCATTCGGCGGTGCTAAAGTGTCCTGGAGCAAGCCGTTGCGCAGGAATCTGCCTCGCGTTGCATAATTGCGCATCCAACTGAAGGAGCGACTCCATGAAGATTGACAAGGCCGCCAAGAAGATTGCTAAGGTGATGGGCGAGTACAAGTCGGGCAAGCTGCACTCGGGCATGACCAAGCGCGTGGTGAAGAATCCCAAGCAGGCGATTGCCATTGCGCTGTCCGAGGCTGGCAAGTCCAAGCCGAAGGGGAAGATGTAATGGCTACACGCGACGTACCCGCCAAGTACCAGGCGGCGATGGACCAGATGATGACCTCCGAAAAGGAGGTGGCGAAGTGCCCTATGCCTACCCAGGATGTGGTGCTAAATCTGAAGAATCGGGCGAAGGCGATCACCACAGCAGCCTACGGCCCTGAGAATCCCAAGCTGCCGAACGAGGCTTTTTGGCGTAAGAAGGCTGATGCCTGGGACGTGAGCGTGGATGATGCGAAGAAGAGCTTGTGCGGTAACTGCGCGGCGTTCAACGTGCAGGACTCGATTAAGCAATGCATTGCGAAAGGAATTGGAAATGAAGCAGATCCTTGGGGAACTATACGACTCGCTGACCTCGGCTATTGCGAGATTTTCGACTTCAAGTGCGCAGCTAGTCGAACGTGCGATGCATGGGTTACAGGTGGCCCGAACGATGGCAGTGGAGACGATGAAGAGTATGTGGACACGGAACTAGAGGGGGAAGAGGAATGAAGCCTGGACTTTATGCAAACATCAACGCCAAGCAAAAGCGCATCAAGGCTGGCTCCGGCGAGAAGATGAACAAGGTCGGTAGCAAGGCAGCCCCAAGCGCAGCCGACTTCCGCAAGGCGGCTAAGACGGCCAAGCCAGTGAAGAAGAAATGACGGCTGCCTGGACGCGCAAGGAGGGTAAGTCGGCCACTGGTGGCTTGAACGCCAAGGGTCGCGCCAGCGCCAAGGCCGAGGGCATGAACCTCAAGCCACCGGTGAAGTCCGGCGACAACCCGCGTCGGGCGTCATTCTTGGCTCGGATGGGGAATATGCCTGGCCCTGAGATGAAGGACGGGAAACCGACCAGGCTCTTGCTGAGTCTGAACGCTTGGGGCGCATCATCCAAGGCAGACGCCAAGGCCAAGGCGAAGGCCATCTCTGCTAGGAACAAGTCGAAGTGATAAGCCCCATCGCAATCAGCACCGTCCACGGCAAAAACCTGGCGGTGATGCTGGCGTCAATCCGCGAGTACTGCCCCGAGATTCCGGTTTATCTGCGCGGTCCGGCATCTGTCCTAGAACGGTTTGATGCCGACGTGAAAGTAATCGGCCAGCCCAGCAACTTCGGCGATGACTACAACCACATCATCAACTGCGCACTCAAGGACTTCGACTCTGTCGTGGTGGCGAATGACGATATTGTCCTGACGCCCACCAGCTACAAGGTTCTGCTGGAGGACGTTGAAATCGTAAGCGACATGAAGCTGAACCCTGGCTGGGTAGCGTCCAGGTGCGATTGGGCGCGTGCGGTGCAGAACATCCGCTGGAACCCCGAGGGTGAGGCGTTTGATATGTGCCGGTTCACGTCAGAGTCGAAGATTCGGCAGGCTGATGTCATCTCGCCCATATTTGCCTGGATTTGTGCAGATGCCTTTACGAAGTGCCCATTTCCACCACTGAACTGGTTCTCAGATGACGTGCAATGCAACGACCTGAGAGAAGTCGGGTACGAGAATTTTGTGAGCGCGTCCTACGTCCACCACGTCGGCAGCCAGACTGTTGGCGTGGACGCCAACGCATTAACCAACCAGGCGATGCCCTGGCTTATGAAGAACAGACCTCAATATGCCAAACGCTGGTTTAACTCTTAACCTTGGGTCCGGCAAGGACTACAGGGACGACGCCATCAACGCTGACATCCGTCCGGATGTTGGCGCTGATTGGGTGGTGGACATCTCCGACCTCCACATCGGCGGCATCGTCCGGTGGAAAGAGCAGTACGTCACCATCAAGCGCGGAGGCTTTGAGCGCATTATTGCCTTTGACGTTTTGGAGCATATCCCCAACTTGGTCAAGGCCATGACCAACTGCCGCGACCTGTTGGCCGAAGGTGGTGAGATGCACATCATCGTGCCCTACGAGTTGTCTCTTGGCGCTTGGCAGGACCCGACCCACGTCCGAGCGTTCAACGAGAATTCCTGGGTGTACTACTGCGGCTGGCACTGGTATCTGGGCTGGAAGGATTACCGGTTTGATGTCAAGCACATGGAGTACAAGCTCTCAGAGTATGGGAAAACCATAGAATTGGGGCTAGACGAGTTGTTACGCACGCCTCGGGCGGTGGACTCCATGTACGTCGTACTACGAAAGATACCCGTATGAATATGAACGATATGCCAGTGACCACCGACGTGGCCGCCCAAGAGCCGATGGATGACACCGAACTGGAGGCGATCATCGGGCAGGACCTGACAGACGCCGTCAGTTATATAGATTCTGATATATCGCCTGTACGGGCGATGGGAACCGCCTACTACCGTGGCGACCCGTTCGGGAACGAGGAAGACGGGCGCTCCCAGGTGGTAGCAATGGAGGTGCGCGACACCGTCAGCGCCATGATGCCTAGCCTGATGCGGGTGTTTTTCTCCAGCGAGAACACCGTCGAGTACGTCCCCGAGACACCGGCAGACGTGGAGCACGCCAAGCAGGCCACCGACTACGCGAATTTCGTATTCAACCGTGACAACAACGGTTTCATGACCACCTACGCCATCTTCAAGGACAGCCTGGTCCGGAAGTGCGGCATTGCGAAGTTCTGGTGGGAGGAGTCCGAGAAGGTGGAGATTACCGACTTTACCGGCCTGGATGAGCAGACCCTGCAAATACTGATGCAGGAGCAGGCCGAGGTGAAGATTGTGGTGTCATACCCTGACCCTAATGTAATGGTCTTGCCACCACAAATTGATCCTTTTTCGGGTCAGATGCTGGCTCCACCACCACAGATGCTGCACGACGTGCAGATTAAGCGCGTCACCAAGGATGGCCGCATCAAGATTATGGCAGTGCCACCCGAGGAATTGCTAATTGACCGCCGAGCGCGGTCCTTTGACGATTGCAGCCTGATTGCGCACCGCAAGATGGCGACTGTCGCCGAACTGGTGGCGATGGGCTACGACGAGGACGAGGTGCTGGACAACGTCACAGCGTCCGACTTGGACGAGAACGAGGAGTACCTGGCACGCCAGCCGCTGGCAACGGCCATCGGTCAGACCGACAGCGCCAACCCAATGCAGCGCCGCGTCCTATACATCGAGGCGTACGAGCGCATCGACTACGACGGCGACGGCATCCCCGAGCTGCGGAAAATCTGCTGCATGGGTTCCGGCTACAAGGTGGTGCGTAACCTACCGGCGTCCTACATCCCGTTCGTGGACTTCCCCTGCGACCCCGAGCCACACACCAGCCCCATCGAGGCGATGTCCATTTTCGACATCACCCACGACATCCAGGAAATCAAGTCCGAGATCCTACGCAACACGCTGGACTCCTTGGCGCAGTCCATCCACCCGCGCACCGCGGTGGTAGAGGGCCAGGTCAACATGGACGACGTGCTGAACAACGAGACGGGCGCAATCATTCGTATGCGTGCCCCTGGCATGGTGCAACCGTTCTCCAGCCCGTTTGTCGGCCAGGCAGCGTTCCCTATGCTGGACTACATCGACCAGATCAAGGAAGACCGCACCGGCATGAGTAAGGCGGCGATGGGTCTGAACGCCGACGCCTTGCAGTCCAGCACCAAGGCTGCAGTTAACGCCACCATCAGCGCGTCCCAGGGCCGTATCGAACTCACGGCGCGGATGATGGCCGAGGGCATGAAAAAGCTGTTTAAGGGCATCCTGTTCCTGATGGTGACTCACCAGGACAAGCCCCGCATGATTCGCCTGCGCGACCAGTTTGTGGAGATCGATCCCCGCGCCTGGAACGCCAACATGGACGTGAGCATCAACATCGGTCTGGGCAACGGCGACACCAACGAGCGCCTGCAGGCTTTGATGATGATTAGCGCCAAGCAGCAGGAGGCACTGACGCAACTCGGCGCTCAGAACCCGCTGGTAAGCCCGTCCATGTACGCCAGCACCTTGCGCAAGATCGTGGAACTCAGCGGGTTCAAGGACTCCAGCCAGTTCTTTAACGACATCCCCGCCGACTACCAGCCGCCAGCCCCACCACCTCCCAAGCCGACACCGGAAGAGGTGTTGGCCGAGGTGCAGGCTAAGTCCATTGAGGCCGACATCCAGAAGAAGGCAGCTGAGCTGGAACTCAAGCGCGAGCAGATGATTCGTGATGATGACTTCCGGCGCGACCAACTGGCGCAGGATGGACTACTAAAGAAATACGAAATTGAGTTAAAGTACAACGCACAAATTAGCAACGCTGAGATTCAAGCTGTCACCAGCATGAATCGAGAGGCAACCATCAACCAACCTGGAATGGCATGACAGAACAAGTAATCCGCGCTGGCCGCAAGGCACAGGAACTTTTAGAGAACGAGACGTTCAACATGGCACTGACCAAGGTTGAAAACGATCAACTCTGGGTTTTTAAGAGCAGCAAACCCGAAGAGACAGCAAAACGCGAGATGGCCTGGTCCATGATTAAGGCGATAGACAGCCTAAAGATTGAACTCACCAAGACCATCGACAACGCAAAAGTGGCGCAGCGTGCGGCAGAACGGGTTAATAAATGACAGAATCACTCAACATGGACGCAGCAGTCCAGGCACTCACGGCGATACTTCCGGAAGACGGAGAAAAGTTACCCGACGAGGCGTTAGCTCAAAAAACTGAGGCGGCGGTGGATGAGGAGTTGTCCGGTGATGCAGACGCATCGGACGAAGAAACACCTACCGAACAGTCAGAGGAAGATGAGGAATCCGAGGAGAGCGAAGAGCCGCAGACTTTCACCGTCAAAGTAGATGGCAAGGAAGTTTCTGTAACGCTTGACGAACTCCAGCAAGGTTACTCACGCACTCAAGACTACACGCGGAAGACCCAGCAGATTGCCGAGGTGCGAAAGCAAGTCGAGCAAGAGAGCCAGGCCATCCGCGCCGAGCGTGCGCAGTACGCTCAATTGTTAGGAGCATTGGAGCAACAGGTTCAGCAGGCGGCAGAGCCTCAGATTGATTGGGATCGCCTCTACCAAGAGGACCCCATCGAGTGGGTGAGGCAGAAAGAGCTAGTGCGTGAGAACCAGACCAAGTACGCGGCTATTCAGAGCGAACAGCAGCGACTTGCAGAAATCTCTCGCCAGGAACAGGCACAGTCTATGCAGGCGTTTCTTGCTCAAGAGCAGGGAAGATTGATGGAAGTCTTACCCGAGTGGAAGGACCCAGCAAAGGCCAAGGCAGAGAAAGCGCTACTCATTGAGTTCGGGCAGAAAGCCGGATTCCAGCCTGATGAACTGAAGAACATTTTTGACCACCGCGTCGTGAACGTGCTGCGTAAAGCGGCGCTGTACGAGCAGATGATGTCCAAGCGGGGCAACATCAAGCCGGTGACCAACAATGGCCCAAGACCAGCCAAGCCAGGGGCAGCCGGTCGCGTATCCACGACAAGCGAGTCAACGCGTGCAAAACAACGTCTTGCAAAAACTGGCCGCGTCCAAGACGCGGTCTCCGCAATTGAACTTTTATTGAAGTGAGAACACCATGAGTATCGTTACCAATACTTTCACCACCTTTGATGCCAAAGGTATCCGTGAAGACCTGTCCAACATCATCACCAACATCGCTCCCGAAGAAACTCCTTACATGAGCAACATCGGACGTGAGTCAATCAGCAATTCGCTGTTTGAATTCCAAAGCGATACCCTGGCTGCAGCCGCAGCTAACAAGCAGATCGAGGGTGACGATGTCGCCTCTTTTGACGCTGTTACCGCAACTGTTCGCCTGCAAAACTACGCTCAGATTTCGCGCAAGACCATCATCTTGTCCGCGACTGAAGAGGTGGTTAACAAGGCTGGCCGTCGCAGCGAACTGGCTTACCAGATCGCCAAGCGTAGCGCCGAACTGAAACGCGACCAAGAGTTCACCATGCTGAACAACGCTGTGGCTGCTGCCGGTAGCACCAGCACCGCACGCGGTACGGCATCCCTGGGCGCTTGGGTCAAGACCAACGTTGACAAGGCAAGCGACGGCACTAACCCATCGTACACAACCCTGCCAAGCAGCGCCCGTACTGATGGAACCGTTCGCACTTTCACTGAGACCATTCTCAAGAATGTGATTCAGCAAGTGTGGTCTGCTGGCGGCACTCCAAAGATCCTGATGACCGGCCCTGTTAACAAGCAGCGCGTCAGCGGTTTCTCTGGTATCGCATCCAGCCGTTTCAACATCAACGGCGGTGAGAAGCCTGCAACTTTAATTGGCGCCGTGGATCTTTACGTCAGCGACTTCGGAACCGTCGCCGTTATAGCGAACAGGTTCCAACGTGAGCGTGACGCATGGGTGTTGGACCCTGAGTACGCCAAGATGGTTGTGTTGCGTCCTTACCAGCAAATTGAACTCGCTAAGACCGGCGACGCTGAGAAGCGTATGCTGTTGGTCGAGTGGGGTCACAAGGTGCTGGCCGAGAACGCCCACGGTTTGGCTGCTGACCTGATTACTTCGTAATCAACTTGAAGGGATCAGGGAAACCTGGTCCCTTTTTTAACGCATGAATAATCAAATATTTGACGAAAACAAGGAAGCGGGTATCACCCGTTTTTGGCATTACAACGATGAAACCGGCCAGGCAACAATTCAGACTCAGCAGGATGTCACAGCGGTTGTTGAAGCAAACAAGGCGGATTTCAACCACATAGATGAGCGCGCAAACTGGAAGGGCGAGTGGCATCACGTCGCCAGCATTCCGGAGGCTGTCTACTACAAACTCAAGGCCGAGGGCAAGATAGAAGATCAGGCGTTTATGAAACGCTGGCTCAATGACCCCGACAACAGATTTTTTAGAACGAGACCTGGACAAGTATGAACAACTACATTGCAGTCTGCACCCCAGCGCGTGACATGGTCCACGCCAATTTCACCTACTGCTTGGTGAATATGGTCTGCTACCACACGCTCAACACGACAGATGCAGTGTCTCTCAAGATTATGCAGGGCACGCTAATCCAAAACCAGCGTGCTGACCTAGCGCTAGATGCGATGCGCGAAGGCTGCACCCACATCCTATTCATCGACTCAGACATGACGTTCCCGCAGGACATGGTCGAGCGCCTGCTAAAACATGACCTGGACATCGTGGCAACCAACTGCGCTCGGCGTAGAATTCCAACAGGCCCGACTGCCCAAAAATACGGGCCAGATGGCGAGCGCGAATTGGTCTACACGATGCCAGAGTCCACCGGCATCGAGGAAGTTGGCAGCATCGGAATGGGCGTAATGCTCATCAAGCGCAACGTATTTGAGAAGCTGACAGAGCCGTGGTTCGAGACTCCCTGGCGCACCGACAAGCGCGGCTACATCGGCGAGGACATCTTCTTCTGCCGGAAGGCGCAGGCGGCAGGGTATAAAATCTACATAGACCACGACGTGAGCAAAGAGATCGGCCACATCGGGACGTTTGAATTCAAGCACGACCACACCTGGATGATGCGCGACATCGAGAAGGAAGAGCATGGCACTTAGCACCTACGCTGAACTGAAAGCCTCGGTGGCCGACTGGCTCAACCGTAGCGATCTTACGTCTGCCATCACCGACTTTGTCTCTCTTGCGGAATCCCAGATGGAGCGCGATCTGCGCACCAGGCAGATGATTGTCAGGGCCAACGCCACCATCAGCGACGAGTACAGCGCACTGCCAAATGACTACCTTGAGGCTAAATCGTTCAAGCTGACCGGTACGAATCCCATCTCCCCGCTGGTATTCCAGAGCATCAACGCGATGGATGACTTGCAAGTCAGCTACACGTCAAGCGGCCAGCCTAAGTATTTTTGCGTGATTGGTGGACAGATTCGCGTCCTACCAGTACCCGACACATCCTACGTCTCCGAGTTGATTTACTACGCGAAACTCAGCAAGCTGTCCAACTCAAACACGACCAACTGGCTGCTGACTCTTTCGCCCGACGTTTACCTTTATGGTTCGCTGCTCCAGGCCGCGCCGTACCTCCAAGATGATGCGAGAATCCAGGTATGGGCTGGGCTGTATCAGAAGGGCATCGACGCACTCAACCTGGCAGATGAGCGCGGCTCCATGACGGGCGGCGCTCTGATGGCAAGAGCAAGGACATTCGGATGATAGTGACCACGACAAAGGGTGAGATGGATGACTCGCTGCTTGAAAAGCGCGAGGGTTCAGACGAGACTGACAACGAAACAATTTCGTTCACCGAATACTGGTTAAATGGTGAAATGGTGCATCGGTCTGTCCATATTGTGCTGAAGCGCAATGTGTTCAGCGAGGGCATAACTCAAATGATTGGATAAGACATGGCTAACACGCAAGCAATGTGTACATCGTTCAAGGTTGACTTGCTCAACGCTGTTCACGCATTTAATGGAACCGGAGTGCCAGCCCACACCGCATCTACCGCTGACACTTTCAAGGCCGCGCTGTACCTGGCAAGCGCCACCGTTAACGCATCCACAACCGCCTACAGCAGCACCAACGAGGTATCCGGTACTGGCTATACCGCTGGAGGCGTAAATGTCACCTTTGGCACTGCACCATCGTCGACAAGCACCACGGCGTTTATCACGCCCAGCGCGTCCATCAGTTTCAGCAACGTCACGCTATCCACGGCGTTTGACGCGGTCCTGATCTACAACTCAACCCAGAGCAACAAAGCGGTGAGCGTCCACACATTCGGATCGCAGACCGTTACCGCCGGTACGTTCACTCTGACTATGCCAACCAACGACTCCAGCACCGGCCTGATCCGGCTGGCGTAACTGAAGGAGCAGCGCCGTGGCTGCATACGGTACAGGCTACTACGGCAGGGGTGTCTATGGAATAGGCAATGTTGTCATCTCTGGCAACGCCTCCACGCTTGCCATCGGGACACTGCTGGCTGATGTTTCAATCCAAGAAGATGGGACGATCGGAACCGGCAACGTCGGCACTGTAGGCATAACGTACTCAGTCGCCATCACGGGCAACGCATCCACGGCATCCATTGGCACTGTAGCGCCAGACACTACGGCGGCAGTCACAGGGAACGCTGCAACCCTGTCGGTTGGCAGCGTCACTCAGAGCGCGGCCATAGACGCAACCGGTAACAGTACAACACTCTCTCCAGGCACTGTCACCAATAGTTCAACGCTAACCGTAACTGGCAATGCGGCCACCGGATCGGTTGTGACGTTACTCGCAGGAGTGTCCCAGTCCATCACCGGAGTCAGCGGAACTGGATCAGTTGGCACTGTTTCAAATGTCACATCAATTGAGATAATTGGGAACGGCGCAACTGGTGCGGTTGGGGCAATCATTGGATTCGGATGGGGCGCGATACCTGACACCTCCGAATCATGGGGTGCGATACCCGATACATCAGAGACGTGGACGGCCATTGCCAACACATCCGAGACATGGACGCCGGTATCTGACACCAGTGAAACATGGGCAGATATATCCGATAATGCAACAACGTGGCAAGAAGCCGCATAGAGGTAAATCATGGCTGATACGACAACGACAAACCTACTTCTTACCAAGCCCGAGGTAGGTGCATCCACCGACACCTGGGGTACGAAGATTAACACCGACCTGGACTCAGTGGACGCGGTGTTTGCTGCGGCTGGTAATGGAACCAGCGTCGGTCTCAATATCGGATCGGGTAAGACAATCACGCTTGCTGGTACGACTAAGTTTGCTGGCTCTACGTCAGGCACTACCACATTGCAGGCTACTGCGGTTGCTGGCACTACAATTCTTACGCTGCCAGCGGCTACAGATACCCTGGTTGGCAAAGCAACTACCGACACACTGACTAATAAGACTCTGACCAGCCCGACAATCAATGGGGCAACGATTGCTACTGGAACAATTAACAATACGACAATTGGCGCATCGACTCCTACGACTGGCGCGTTTACTTCACTTACCGCATCCACAACGCTTACGGTTACGGGTGCTGGGTCAATTCAAGGGCTTACAGTAGGCCAAGGCGCTGGTTCTGTGGCTTCTAATACGGCAGTTGGGGCTAGTGCGTTGGCGTTAAATCAGGCTGGTGGAACAAATAATACAGCAATAGGTAATGCAGCACTTGATGCAAACACAACAGGTGTTTCAAATACGGCTGTTGGTGACAATGCTTTGGGAGCCAACACCACCGCCAGCAACAACACTGCTGTGGGTTATCAGGCTGGGTACAACAACACTACTGGTACATCAAACACAGCACTGGGAACTCAAGCCCTTCAAGCAAACACCACCGCCAGCAACAACACCGCTATAGGCGTAAACGCATTACAGGTAAACACTACAGGCCAAACCAACGTAGCCGTTGGCACGCAAGCCCTTTCTTCCAACACCACCGCCAGTAACAACACCGCTGTGGGACTCACAGCCCTTTACTCCAACACCACTTCCGGTAACAACGTGGCTGTTGGTTTTCAAGCTGGATATAGTAATACAACAGGTGGGCCGCTTACAGCTATTGGATATCAAGCTCTTAGCCTTAATACAACTGGAGTTAACAACACTGCCATTGGTGAGAGGGCACTATCAGCAAATACCACCGCCAGCAACAACACCGCACTTGGAACGGCTGCATTGTTAGCTAACACGACAGGGGCAACTAATACGGCAGTTGGCGTGCAAGCCCTTACCTCCAACACCACCGCCAGCGCGAACAC